TAGCGACTGGCATAGGTCTAGTCATAACAATAGCAGGGCTTTTTGTTTATCAAGGACAATTAATTACAAGAGTTGATGTTCTCGAATCACAAAAGGCAGTAAATATTAAACCATTAGAACAAGACATAGCAATTAACAAAGCTGAAATAGCTGTACTCAAAGCAAAAGTAGATGAGATAAAAGCTAGATCAGATAATCCATTGAGGTAATCATGCCAAAGAAGATAGACAAAGAACAAGAAATGAAGTTTGTAGAATATTATGTAGAAGGGCCTACGGCAGGTAATTCTTCACAATCGGCAAAAAAAGCAGGGTGGATTAAAAATTACAGACAAATGGGCGCATATCTTAAAAAGAAATACATTCAGGAAATCAGAGAAAAGAATGAAGAAAGAATTTCATCTACCTCTGGTACAGCAATATCTGTCTTGCAAGACCTGTTACATTCAGACCAGGATGCTGTCAGATTAAATACAGCTAAACTTGTTTTAGAAATGGGCGGGTTCAGTTCTCAGAATATAAATCTTAATGTAGAGAAATCGCAAAACAAAACTGATGATGAGCTGATTCATGAATTACAAGGTCTAATGACATCAATTCCTGCGCTAAAACCTAAATTAGCTATGGGTGTTAATAATTCAAAAGAAGAAACAGAAGACACCCAAGATAAGGTAGCTAAAACAAAAGAGAAAAGACTTACTCATTAGTGGGTTTTTGGTATCACCTGTATCAATTAAATTGGATTATGGCGATTCTAGGGCTATTTATTTACAACAAATCTTCTTTATTTTCTTTTTCTGCTAAATAAATCAATTATTTTCATGTTTTTTGAGAAAATTATTAGATAAACCCATGTATTCTTCATACCAGGAGTCATAACTTGATCCTTTTGCTATATCTTCTGCATGAGGAATTGCAAGTTCATCAAAAAATCTTATTTTATCTTCTCTCTTTTCTATGTCTCTTATAGCGTATGCTACGTCTTTTGTATATTCCCAAGAATCATAATCATTTAATCTTCTTTTTAAAATGCCTGACAACCATCTTTGGCGACTACCTATCGTTGGTTTTTTTCTGTACTGTACTTTCATCAAGTATTTTTCGACCTGTTGATAGAATTGTGGCAATTTTTTTACCCTGACTTTTGTCAATTCATCGTGAGTCATTTCTTTTGTGTCGGTAACTAATGCTAAATGTTCACAGTCGTATAGTGCATCAACTAAATCCTCGAACCCATATTTTTTTTGCAAATTAAATAGCCATTCTTTCCCTTTCTCTGCTACTGTATATTGGAAATACCCATCTTTCGTTTCATATGCACCTAATATTTTTGTCATTTTTTTCATAACTTCCAAATGCATTACATTTTCCTGTTTTTTTAATTTTTCTTTGTATTTTATGTAATCCTTTTTTTGTTGCATTTTTTTATGCATTTCATCGACTCTTGATTCTTCTAGTTTTACGGCTTGTTTTTCGCCTAGAATCCTTGCGCCTTTACCACGATTACATTTATAACAAAGAGTTACTAAGTTATCTATGTCGTTTGTACCGCCTTTCGACACAGGTTCAATGTGATCCACTTCTAGTAAGACATCATCTGATTGCTTTGCGCCGCATAATTTGCAGGTAAAGTTGTCTCTTTCGAGTATGTCGAACCTCTTTTTTGCGCCTATTGGTTTTCTTTTACTCATCACCAATCTTAGCTAGTGCATTAATCTCAATATTTTTTACTAACTCTAATGTTTCCATATAGGGTTTTTTAAACTTCTTATATTCTTCTTTATCTATTCCAAGAAACTCTGGGCGATTATCATCATCATAAATAAATTGTCCTGTACCCTCACAATGATAGCATTTGTCTATACTGTCTTTTGTTTTGACAACTCCCTGACCTTTACAGAAAGGACACACAGTAATAATAACTTCTCGTAAAGCTAAATTAACAAAGTTCCTAATTAAGTATTTGTCTTTTTTTAGTTCTTCAACAGAGATAGATTTCAGAAAAATACTGCAAACATCTTCATAGATATCATCAAAAACCAAAGACTTTGAGTAAGTGTTATCGCAATACTTAGCCATTAATAAGTCATATTCTCTACTATCCAATCCCCTNGTTCCTAAAAAATGTGATATATCTTCGCTTGTAATAGAGTCATGGTTTGCTGATCTAATCTCAAATGATGGAGATTTGCTAGTAAGTAAAGCAAGTAAGTCAGCTTTCATATGTCTCCTGTGTTTTGTTATCCAACACGCCAAACCCGGAAGTTCACAGGTTTGAGCTTTCTATATAATATTCTTTTGTTATGTTTTTTCGCATACATCCTTAATGATATTATCTTTTTCATATCGTCTACAACAAAAGATTGCTGTATTTCCATCTGATCGAAAATTTCATACATCTCTTTGTGCTTTGTTGCACCTGATGATGTAGGGATTGGTACTGCATTTTCTATCTCAATCATTTATAATCAGCTTCTCCGTTTCTATCAATGCTTTCATTGTTTTGATGTACGCATTATTCCACATTTCTCTACGTTCAATTTTGCTCAAGGATTTACCATTGTCCAATATGTAATGACACTTATGGCAAAGCGCTGCAACCATAGAGTCAGGCGCTTTTAATCCTGTACCCTTACCATGAGCTACCTGATTACTATGTGCTGCACAAACTGTTCCATCTGAAACTCCGCAATTCATACAGGGGAGTGATCTCAGTAACTTAAGCAACTTCTTATTTCTATAAGCCAAGAATTACATCCCAGAAGATACAAATGACGCTTATAATCAAAATCATTTTGCCTGTATCTGGGATTGTGTCAATCAGTTCGCTTATCTTGTCTATCATTATTTTTTTCCTTTTTTCGTTTTCTGAAAATTTCGTCAAAGTTTTTTCTAAACTTTTTAGGATCAGCAACAGGTCTTTGTTTATCTCCTTTACCTAATTCGAGATTTTTCAAAAACCTTTCATCTGATTGCTGTTCCATAGACTCTACAAAATTAGCTTCATACCAAGCAATCGCTTCAGGATCATCCATGATTTCTTGGTTGTCAGCCTCCCAATCAAGCAGTTCGCTTTTTACTTTTCCCATTATTCTCTCTCCTTAATAAATCTCTATTTTCTTTTGAGATAAACCATTTTTTAAATCTTGAATCTTCATCTACAACCCACTCACTCTCTATTGGTGTGCCACGTTCTATCAAGTCTTTCATTCTTCTTGGAACGTGATTACTACCGCAAACATCTCTAGCATCGTTAAAAGATAGTTTTCTGCCTTTAAGTAATGCTAATAAAAGTTTGTTACATTGACTTATATTTTCCATTATTTTCTCCTACTAGGTTTTTATATATGAATCATATTCTATTTTGTAAGCATAGCTTTTGATTCTCAACACTCTTTCTATCAAATCTAGTTCATCTTTGACGCCTCTGCTTTCATCCATAATTCTGTCGCACTCAATCATAAGTTCTTGTAATTCAACAGCTTTTTCGCTTGTTTTTGCGTTTAAATCTTTAACTTTCTGTGTTCCAGGTGTCGTTTCAAAAACATCTTTATAGACCTGTGTATATTTTAATTGCAACAATGATTTTTCTACTTGTGCTTTCGTGTAATTTCTTGTGGCCTCACGATACGGATGTCTGAAATCTTCTTCAATGTTAATTTCACTAAATCTTATTTCTTCCATTGCAATGCCCTCGCAGTCGTACTGATAACATCAGGTAATTTTTTTCTGCTTTCTTTAAACTTACGGGCTTTATAAAGCTCATCAAATTCTTCTATAATTTCGGGTAAATCTTTTTCTAAAGACTTCCTGAGTCTGTCATGCCCCATGATTTTTAAAACTTTTACAGCATCTATATCAGTAATTGGTTTTCTGTTAAAAAAATTCATGATAAATCTTTTAGATAAAGACTCATTTTTTGGCATGTGCATAAGCAGTTGCTTAGGTACACTTGGTTTCCATTGGTCTACTTTTGTATGCTCTATAAAAGCTACGACCACATCTTTGTAGTTCAGATCCTTGAGCGCTGCAAAGAACACACTTTTTTGCGTGTCATTTACTTTTGGCTGACTTGCATAGGTTTCATCCATTCTGCTCATCAATGTTTCAAATTCTTCTTGTTTCATAGCCTCACCTATTTTGAGAGTAGATAGAAAATTAGCCATAAACTATCTACTCTTATTAATATATATAACTATATATTAATTTATATATTTATATATGTATATATATGTAAATATAATAATATAGTAATATTAGTTATATAATTACTGTATTAATATCAATTATACTAAACATAAAAAAATCTGTGTCAAGTATTTCTTTTGTAACAATCTTGTAGTATCATTTCTTGTAACTAATAAATGTGAGATATTATATGAAAATAGATGTATGGAAAAAAACAGAAACAACTAGCATAGATGAGATAGACACAAACAGACATATCTTTTCTGAGCAAGATGAAGATCAGTCTCAATATAGAGTGCTTAAAATTCTTAAAGACGGAACAGCAATAGATGTTTCATCAGAAGGAAATTGGGTATTTCATAAATATTTAGACAGTAAAATTTAACAGAGGTGAGATATGAAAAATATATATGAAAAGTTGGCAGATGCTTCAAAATCTGCTGATGCTGTAACAAAGTCAAAAGCTGAAGGTGTTAGATGGAATCCTTTATCTCATGACTCAGTAAGCCTGGTCGCTATGGAAGCATTGAACAAGGCGGGATTATATCCTGTTTGTACGTTTGATGAGCCAATAGTTACACAAGGTAAAGGTATGGACTATGCGACAATGATATGCCATATGAAGATAGTGAATCTTGATAATCCAAGCGATTTTATTGAGGTTTGCACATCTTCACACTTTTCTTTGAATGATCATGCTTCAGGAAAAGGTATGTCTTATGCGAGAAAATATGGATTTTTGAATGTGTTGAATCTCGAAACTAGAGATGATTTAGATGAGGGAAAGTTCGTACCTACACATGACGCAAAAAAAGAAATTACAGATAAGCATGTTCAGGATGTTGATAATGCAAAAACATCTAAAGATAAAAAGGCAGTTATTGAGAAAAAGCTCAAAGATGGCGACATCAATGACAATACTGATCCTTTTGAATTAGGTGGCGCTGTTGAATAGGTATAGGCTTCGTGGCTCTATGGCTCAAAACTATGTATATGGCAAGTATAAAGCTAGAAATACACAGTTAGGGCTTGATAGAGACGGGGTTGTAGAACCTATTACTTTCGGTCATGACAGGGTGGAATTTGGGAGAATCAATGAGAAAAATGCCTTGGCAAAATTCATCATTGTAAAAAAAATAGTTCCTGATTTTATCTTGTCCGAGCAAGATACAGAAAGATTTGTTTATGAAGATTATTACAAGTCCGATGAAGGCTCTGTCGATATTAGTGCTACACCTGATGGTGTAATCAATACCGATGGATGTCTTGAAATAAAATGCCCAGATATGGGTAAATCGTGCTTTGTTAATGGCTTTCCTGAACAATACATATGCCAAGTTGTTATGCAACAAATGGTCATAAATAAGCAAGACAATGATTATGACATCAAGTATACCTATTTTTTAGGGTGGACACCCTGGGAATACAAACTGTGGATGTATGAGCGCAATCTTGAGTTTGAAGAATATGTGGATGCTGCTCTTATGGAGTATGCAAAAGCATTGTTAGATGGTGGCAAGGTGCAATCTAAACCTAAAGATTATAAAAAGGTCATTGCTGATGCCATAAGTAAAATTAAATTAATAAATAAAGGAGAATAAAATGTCAGACAAAATAAAATCAATAAAGAAAGGGGAAGATGTTGTAGTGTCAATAGCATTTGATGGAAAAATTGTGCATATAAAAAATCATATGGATGTGTTGTATCATAGAGCCGAGCTTAGAATGTTGAAAAAACAGTTGTTGAAGCTGCCTTCAATACATTCAGTTGTACGAGCATTAGATGATCTTGACGCAGCACATACACTTCTAGTGGAGAGAGATAATGAAAAATAAATATAATGTAACAATTTCAGTAAATTTATTTTCTAACGAAGACAAAGATTACATTCATAAACATTTAGATTCATTAAATCTAACCAAGATGTTATGTACTTGCGATTCATATAAGGGTGGTATTTGTCCTCTGACAGGTATTCGTTTTAATCCTTTTTGGAATCAATTTGCAATTACTAACAATAAAAATATTTCTATAAAAAAGGAGAGACATAATGGCTAAAATTATATCAGTAAAACTTTTTAACGACTCAACTCATGGGAAATTATGGAATGGAGTGAAGAAGATATTTGCAATGCACTTCGAGGAGCATGGTAAGTTGCCAAAACCAATAACACAAAACTCTAAATTTAAAGTAGAAAAGAGAATTGTTATTGAGCCAGGTACTTATAAAGCGGTCTTGTGGTGTAATCCAGGCGAAGGAGAAGATGATGAGAGTTTGGGTGATTGCAATTTAGTGATTGAAACAAGAGATGATGAACCATTTGGGAGTTAGTCATGCCGAAAAAGGAAATTTACCGAAAAGATCCTGAGAAATGGAAGCAGAAAAACAAGGAAAGCTATAATCCTGATTATCATGCTGAGTACAGAAAAAATAATCGGGAAAGAATCAATGCTCAGAGAAGGGAAAGATATAAAAACAATCCCGGATATGACAAAGATTATAGCAAAAAAAGATATCAGAAGTTAGTCGAGACTAATACGAGTCAAAATGACGAAGTTGCTGATAATAAGGAAGATTGACAGAAAAAAAACCTTCTAATTTGGCTTATTTGCCATTTTAGAGGGCTAGGTGATAGTTTGGTATCAGTTAATTTATAACTCTTTTCTCAGGTTTGTCAGGGGCTTTATCAACTGTGTTTGTTACGTCCTCTCCCTGATCCTCGCTAATGTTCAATAATTTGTTATTAAGCCCTGGAATTTTAGTTGTTAGGGTTTGAAGTTCTTGTATCAACTCCTCATCAGTTTTGTTTTGTACTTTTTCAACATTAAGATTTATATTTTGTGAACTATATCCACCAAGCTCCATTACTAACTTTGCTGAGTTGAATTTGACAGAATCTTGTTCTGAATTAAACATCAAATCTTTGAGTACAGAAATGGCGCTGACTGATGCAGTAGATATTCTATCTTCATTTCTTTTTCTAATTTCATCAGCATACTTGTTTTTGAAATATGCACCCATTGTCTTGGGGCTTTTATATCCCATTTTTTTAGCGATTGCTGTTGCATTACCTGCTGTAGGTCCTTCAACGAAAGCCTCAACAAATTCTTTTTCTTTCTCTTTGTCTATCTTCTTTGGCATGATTACCTCAATGGATTGTCTGATCTAGCTTTAATCTCATCTACTTTTGCTTTGAGTACAGCTATTTCAGCTTTGTTAATTGCTATGTCTTGTTCTAATGGTTTAATGTTTACTGCCTTTTGAGATTCAATTACATCAATTCTTTGTATTAATTGCCCCTGAAAAATTAGTAATCCAGATATAGTTAAAAATAACCCTACTGCTGTTGCTATGGTTTTAATATCCACGAATCCTCCTCAGATGTTCTTCTGCTCTTATTCTCTCGTCAGTAGCTTCTTGCACTTTTTCTTGATATTGCTGAACAACATCGTTATTTGCATAAGAAACTTCTGCATATATATT